GAATCGTTTGTGAAGTATGAAAATCTATCATCAAAAGAAATCAAGGAAAAGAAGAAAATGATAGTTAATAAAATTTCAAAATCAAATAAATTTGGTGGAAATAATAAAAGAACTCTTTCATATTGGTTAAAACAAGGATTATCTGAAGAAGAAGCCAAAAAAGCATTAAGTAAACATCAAATCACATTTTCCAAAGAAATTTGTATTAAGAAATATGGTATTGAAAAGGGATTAGAAATTTGGCAAAAAAGACAAGAAAAGTGGTTAACAAGTTTACCATATAATAATTTCTCAAAGATTTCTCAGGAACTTTTTTGGAGCATTTATAATAAATTACCAGAAAAATATCAAAAGAAATGTTTTTTTGCTGAACTAAATGAAGAAAAATCTTTTTTAAATTTTAAATTAGATTTTTTTATTGAAGAATTAAATTATGTATTAGAGTTTCAAGGAGATTATTGGCATGCAAATCCAAAAAAATATAAACCAAATAGAATAATTAATGGTAAAAAAGCGATTGAGATTTGGGAAAGAGATTTACAAAGAAATGTTAAATTAAAACAAAACGATATTCATTTAAGCTTAATTTGGGAATCCGACTTCAGAGAGAATGGTGAAAAGATTATAGAGGATATTATTTCTAAAATTGAAACATTGATTTCAAAAAACTCTAAATAAATTAAGAATGTTGAATTTAGGTGAATCATGTTTGGTAAAATAAAGAAGAAGATTTTTAATTGGCTTCAATATGATGAACAAGAAATTACTATTGGTAGTTTTTATAATAATCAATTTGAAAAAAGAATGATGGCAGAATATCAAGATGAAGAACTGAAGTTTATTGAAGAAGGATATTTAAATCAAGAATATGAAGTTGAAACTCATAATGGGTGGAGTCCAATTTTAAGTGTCTTGAAAACTGTTATCTATCAAATTTATAGATTGGAATTAGAAAATGGTTGTTTTATTGATTGTGCGGATCATCATTTAGTCATTGATTCCTTTGGGAATCCTAAACGAGTGAATGAGTTAACTGAGAACGATTTAATTCAAACTAAATTCGGATTGAGTAGAGTTAAGCAAATAATAGCAAAAAATGAACAAGAAAATATGTTTGATTTGCAACTTCTTCCAACTAGTGACCACACATTTTATTCGAATAATATATTAAGTCACAATACGACCAGTTCGGCGGCATTAATTTTATTTTTTGTATTGTTTAATAAAAATAAAGAAATTGCTATTCTGGCTAATAAACAAAGCACAACAAAGGAAATCTTAGATAGAATTAAAATAATGTATCGACATTTGCCAGTTTGGTTAAAACCGGGGATTAGAGAATGGAATAAACACTCAATTGAATTTGAAAATGGTTGTAAAATTACGGCGGCATCAACATCGGCGGCATCTATTTCTGGTAAAACTATTTCTTTGCTTTATATTGACGAGTTTGCTCTTATTCCTAAAAATATTATTGAGGATTTCATTGATTCAACATTTCCAGTTATTGCGGCTTCTGTAACATCAAGAATATTAATATCTTCAACCCCTAAAGGAAAAAATCATTTTTATCGTTTTTTTATGGATGCTAAAAATAGAAAAGTCACAAAATCTCCTTTTATAGCTAAAGACATACCTTGGGATGCTCATCCTGATAGAAATGAGGCTTGGAAAAAAGATAAGATTAAAGAATTAGGTAGCGAAGAGAAATTCAATCAAGAATTTGGTGGAGACTTCTTGGATACTTCTGATATGTTGATTAATGGAATCGCTATTGAATACATGGAAAGAAATCATAGAAGACCACCATTGGAATTGAATTTGACTATAGATGGTCAATATATAAAAGGATTAAAAATATATGATAAACCAATTAGACGACTTGCAGGTATTCCAAATATTAAAGACCACACATATGTTTTAATAGCAGATGTTGGTGAGGGAAAAGGATTAGACGCCTCTGCTTGTAGCGTGGTAGATGTCACAACCTCTCCATTCAGAGTTGTGGCGACTTTTAAAAATTCGGAAGTTGGAATTATTGAATTCCCATATATTATTTATCAATTGGCAACTTATTTTAATGATGCTTATATTATTGTTGAGAATAATTTTAATGGTTCTTCTATTGTTAAAGATTTATGGCACGAATTGGAATATCCAAATATAGTAAATCTTAATTTTTTAAGTGAATCAAAAATGAAAATAACAAATTACACAGACTTAGGAATTAAAACAACAAAAAAATCAAAGAAACAGGGTTGTTTATTTCTTAAATATCTCATAGAAAATCATAAATTAATAATTCCCGATACAGATACTATCGATGAACTGTATCACTTTGTTAGAAATCCTTTAAAGGGAACATATTCAGCGGAAAGTGGTTATCATGATGATTTAGTAATGACTCTTGTAATATTTAGTTATATGGCTAAAACTCAGGACTATTTTAAATATATTCTCTATGAAGAAGGTTCTCGGGAAGCACAAGAAAAGAATGAAGAATTCGATTCTGATAAAATTAACCCATTTGTAATGAATGAATATAAAGATGAAGTTCAAAAAAAGGAAGCGGAAGATTTAAAAAATAAATCATTATTTATTCAAAGTTTGGGTGGAGATAAAGGAAAAAGTCGAAAGGATTTGGAAATAGAAAAGGCTCGAAATGATATAAGTTGGTTATTTTAATAAGGAGAAAATAATGGAATCATTTAGAAAACATGTATTAAATGAAGACTCTACTGAAAATCTTCATGTTTTATCAGAAAAAACCAAACATGAAGATTATGATAGAGAATTAAAAAGATTGGGAATTAATATGCTCACTTGGGTGAATCCGTTAAAGGGTGGATTTGCAGATGATGAAGAAATTACCAATTTTGATTTAGACCAGTTAATTAAGGGTATTAAAGTTGAAACAGAACATACAAATGATAAAGATATTGCTTTAAAAATTGCAATGGATCATTTACATGAAATACCTGATTATTATACTCGTTTAGAAAAAATGGAAAGAGAAGCTGGTATTATTCATTAACCAAAAAAGAATTTTGGGGGTTTTTGCCACTTAAGAGAAAGTTCTTCTTCGAGTTTTGAAATTTGGTCAGAGGCTTCGTCTATAATTTCTTTACCAGCAATCTGAATTCCTCCGGGTAAAGTAACATTTGAAAATTTATTTCTCAGATTATATCCCCATTGTAATTTAATTAATTGAAATGCAAAATCTTTGAGCCAAATATCATTCCAAAGTGCCGGTGATGTTTCGGGATTAATAGCCGCATTAGCAACCAACCCAATTACTGAGTCTCTATCTGGAGGTGTATTTAATATCAATGTGTGATCCAATTGATTAAATGAGTAACTTATTTTTTTACCAATTTGAATGTTTAATTGAGCCAAATATTGATACATTAACTCTATCGTAACAATATCAAATTGAGAAAGCCTCATTCCTATTGATTGTTTAATCTGATAATCTAATGCAAAAAGAGAGGTATGGTCATCTATTTCCATATAGTATTGTATGCTCAAAATTTCAGGGGGCAATTCATATTCACTTACCCCCTTTTTTGAATCTAATCGTATTACAACTTCTCTATAACCAGATAAATGTTCTTGATTAAACTTTCTGATTGCTTCCATAATTCTATCAATTGCTTGAATAGGAGTAACATCAACCTCAATAATTCCACCAACGGGTGGTTGGAAAATATTATCACCACCCAACTTTCTAAAAATCCAATCTATCAATTCAAACATATTTGCTGGTTCATGCAATGACATGATTAATCTCCTTTACTTCTTAGCTGTTTTCTTTGCGGGAGTCTTCTTAGCTGTTTTCTTTGCGGGAGTCTTCTTAGTTGGTTTCTCCAAAAGAACTTCTTCATTTGACTCACTAATTAAGTTTTCAACTGGACCCTCTACAATAGAAGTTTTTTGTTTAAGTTTGTCTTTCATAGATATTATATCATCTTCTTGAAATTGCTTTTGTTCGAAATCAACTGCCACTTCTGTCCGAATCCTTTTTTGTTCGACCGCTTCCATAGCTTTAAGGGCTTCTATTTTTAAGTTTTGAACTTGTTTAAGAAGCATTTCCTGTTCAACATCCTTTCCAGAATTCATCTCGTCTGATATTGCTTTTAACTCATTTTCACGATTTTCAGATTGAACTTTAGTTTTAGGAGTCTCTGTAGTCAATTTTTCTTGAACCTCTTTTTCAGCAATATACTCAAGTCCAAATCTTTTTGCAAGAATATATTCTTCCATTGGTGTAAAAAAGTGAGCCAATTTTTTACACTCACCAGCAGAAAATCCTATTTGGCGTCCTTTGTAAGAAATGTTAATCGCCATAGGTCTGTTGTTTTTAATCATTTGTAATTCCTCCAAGTTAAATTTTTCAGTTACATAAATATATTTAGGAATTTTTAAAATCACTAAATAAAAAGAAGAAGTATTGGGGGAGATTTTTAGAATGAATTATTTTTTCAATCAGACAATTGAAACATACACGATTGCCTTTGGTGATCTATTTAATAATTTATATGTTCAATATATTGATGATTCTACTTCACCACCCATAGTAAAAAATAAAAAGATTCCACTAAGTTATAGTCATAAACTACATTGGTTTTTAAGAAAATATCAATCTTTACCAGATGATATTAATATCGCATCTACATTACCAAGAATGATTTTTAGTTTAAATGGGATGGATCATGATTATGGTGAAAGAGGAACTAATAAATTTGAAAGAATTAGTGGTAATATTAATTGGAATCAAAAAGTTAATAAGTGGATTCAAACAGCAGTTCCTTATAAATTTACATTTACTTTATCAATATGGACAAAATATCAAACAGAATTAAATCAAATTCTTGAACAAATTTTACCATTTTTTACTCCAGCAAGAAATATACATGTAAAAGAAATCCCAGTCTTAAATGTTTTTCGTACCTGTAAAATAACACTCGGAACTTTGGCTCAAGAACATACAGTTGAATATGAGGCTGAAGGAGGACAAAGAATTCTTCAATATAGTATAGATTTTATTCTTGATGGATATTTATATCCTCCAATTCAACAAACTCATTTACCAATAGAATTAATCTTAAATTATTATAATGAAAAAAATTTAAATATTCACACTCAGATTTCTTCGGAATTTCCAGAAGAGCCAACTATTTATGGAATACATGAGGGTGTTATTGCAACTCAACCTGTTGAGATTAATGTTCTCCAAATTCCCGAACACACATATGAAGCATTTATTAATGAAGTGTCATATAAATTGGGAACTTCATATGCTATAAATGGTTCACATCAATTAGTGGTGAATGCAAAAAAGATGGTTGCAGGAGAAGTTCAAATTGCTTCGACTACAATTAATTTTGCAATTAATATCCCCCCCTTCATTGGTCCAATAGAACCTTTTGTTGGAGGAGTTGAAAATAATTATTCATATAAAACTCCAAAGTTTATTTGGTTAAATGCAGAATATGAAAATACCGAATATAGTTTAACTCTTAATGGGATTGATATTCCATTTCAATTTACTGTTGAAGGAACACCATTAGAAGAACAATCTTTTTCTTTAGTCGCTACTGCCACTAAAGATACTATTACTTTAACCAAAACAATTAATTTTGTTATTGATAGAAGAGGAGAAAATGTCTAAAAAAACTGATAAAGATTTAAATCAAATTATTATGGGTGGAACAAATCTACCATCTCTTAAGATACCTCAGGCAGGAGCTTCTGACGATGATTTAAATAATATTCTTTCAATGTCTCAAGAGGAGATTGAGAAACTTAGAAAGGAGAAATTAGAAGAGATTGAGAAGCAAATAAACAATCTTAAATCTCAAATAAAAAAAGAGGATATTGATAATTATGTTTTAGAAAATAAGATTGAGTTACTTGAAAAAGCCAAATTTATGTTAAATGAATATATGGTGACTGTTCTCTCTCAAATTTCTAATGTGCCAAGAGCATATGATGTGTTGGCTCAAATGTTTTTAATGGTTTCCGATTTAAATAAGTCTGTAATTGAAAAAGATAAGGATCAACTTAATGTAAAAATTGAGAATCATAATAGATCCGATGAAAATCAAACCATACAGAATACTACTGAGCTTATTGGTAAAATTATGGAAATGAATTATCGGAAAAAAAGTGAAGATGCTAAGATGATTGCTCTTAAAGGATAATTATTAATGAAATGTTAAAACAATATTTCCCGCATCATAAATTCTAAAATAATTGTGATTGTGCATATTTTCGGATTCACTTAATTTATCATTAAAATTAGAAAGTTTTTTTGAAAGAAGTTTTTTTTGAAACTGATTTCGTATGAAAACATTTAAAGAATTTAATTTCCACCAATAATATCTTGGCTCAGAAATAGATTTTTGAATAAATCCATTTTTCAAATATCCTCGTCCATCAAAATATCTTAAATCAACATATGAAATAATGCTTTGAGGATTATAATTTCGTATAAAATATTGAAGTAATTTATTAAAACCACCGACAATATGATAGTCACATTTCGTACAAGTTCGTATGTTTTCCCATTCATAATTTTTATTAAATCTTGATTTACCAAAAGACATTACCTGAACAAGTTCATCTTGGTAAAAAAGACCAATTTTTGTTAATGAATAAGCATTACCTTGTAAATGATTAATTTCTAAGAATGATGAGAAATCTTTATTTGAGATTTCTCTAATTTCACATTTCCGAGCGAACAATTTCTCATTTAATGACAATTTATTTTTAATAATGGATTTAATAATCCATGGTTTAAGAATCCACTCATGTTCGAAAATTTGAATTATTTGTATATTTTTATCTTTAAAAAATTGCCATTTTTCTTGATGATAGTTACGATGTTTGTGAAGCTCTGAATGCCAATAAAGACCATGAAACTCAATTCCTAAATTATAATCTGGTAAATATATATCAATTTCATATTTTTGACGAAAATTAAATATGATTTGAGTCGATAAATTAAGCGATTTTATCCATTCTCGAATTTCCATTTCATAATTTGAGATGGATTTTTTACAAAAAGGACAGCAAATATTTTGTGGGTTAACTTGATTGCTTTGAAAGATTTGATTACATTTATTACATAAAAATTCCTGACTTAAATATTTTAAATAATCTTCTTTAGAAAATAAAGGAGAAATAAATTTTTTATTTAATAATAGATTGAATATTTCCCAATAATTTTTTCTTTGAGTTTGTTTCATTTTAGTTTGAATTTTATCATTTTGCATTGCATTTTTAACACCATATTTTTTTAAATTGGTTATTTCACACTTAATTCGACTCGATGAGTTTTTTTCCCAAACATGATTTACTTTATATTTTTCTTGAAGAGTTTTTTTAGTTTTCTCTTTATATTCTTCTGTTTGTGAAAATGATTTTTTTTTATATTTTTTTAAGTTAGTTTTGATAATCTTTTCCTTAACCTCTTCCGTTTGAAAAACATTTTCCACACCATATTTTTCTAAATTAGAATTTTTCTTTCGTTCTTTAATTTCGGAATTTTGTTGAACCCATTTCACACCATATTTTTCTAAATTATATTCTTTAGTTTTTTCATTTAATAATTTTTTACCTAAATCACTTCTACGACATCGAATGGAACAAAATGTTTGAAATCCTTTTTTAACATCTTTAACCCTTAATATGTTATTACAGATTGGACATTTTGGATATTGAAGTATATTATTTAAAAAGCAAAATTTTTGTTCTGGAAAATGAAATGGTTGAATTAAAAAATCGGTTTGGTCATCTAATATTTCAATTTCATCTTGAGATAATTGATTCTTAAATAATATTTGTTTTAACTTCTCTTTTAAAAGCAATTCATTCATAAATTAATATATCACAAAAAAGTATTTTTAAAAAACTAAATAATCATATGATTAGTGTTATTTAATGTTTTGAAGGAGATATATTATGACTTTTAACCCAAATACTGCAAATCCTTATAGAATGGGGATTGCGAACATCAAGGCTCAGTTTATTCATCCGCTTTTAGCCTATAATTTCTGGATTACCGGAATTCCAAATGTTAAGATGGTTAACTGTAAAGGATCCAAAATTCCTGGTAAAGAAGTTTCTAAGATTGGTATAAAATTTAGAGGTCGTGAATTGTATTTTAATGGAGTTATACCAAAATTCCAAGATTGGACTATAACTATTCAAGAAGATATTACATATTCAACTCGTACGGCATTTGAAGCGTGGCTTGGTGTTATGGCTGACAATCTTACTGGATTTGGAATGATTACACCAGCAATTACAAAAGACTTGGAAGTTTTTATGCTTGCTCCGGGTGTTGATGTTCCAATAGGTATTTATAAATTAGTTAATGTTTTCCCTTATAATTTAGCAGAAATAACAGTTGACCAAGCAAGTGATGAAGAAGTTGTTGGATACGATGTTACTTTTGCCATGGATGCTTGGGATAGACTTGATATGGCACCACTTGATTTAGCTGGATTACCTTCTTCTGTTATACCTGGATTATAATTAAATCTGAAAAATATCTTCTTCTTTCATCTCTTCTAAAATTTGTTCCATTAAATCTAAATTCAAAATATTCATGGATATATCCCATTTTTTGAGAACAAATATACTTAAAACTTTTTCAATCGTTGTTAAATTGTTTGGTGTTGGATTTTCTAAAAGTAATTCCAGAAAATTTTCGATGTCGTAATATGGAGAACATTTCATACTTGGATAAGAATTAAAGAGTTCAGATAAAACATATTTTAATTGTTTATCTTTATGAAACAGTTTAATGAAAAAGGAGAACATTTCCCTTTTTAAATTTATTAATAATAAATCATGAAACTCAATATTGTTATCTTCATCAAGATTAATTAAATTCTTATTCTTTTTAATAAATTTTATAATCTTTTCATAAAACTCAATTTTCAAATTAATCGGTAAATTCGAGAATTGAAGAGGGAAAAATCCCTCTGTAAAGAAGTTCTCGCTCTCCATTATAATGTCATTGAATAGATTGATTTTATGATATTCTAATAAAAAAATCTTAAAAACATTATAATTGTGTTTATTTCCTCTCTTCTCTAAAGTTTCTTTTTCAATTTTTAAAAAATATGCATTATCTGAAAATGTTGAATTAAGATGATTAACCTTTTCTCTTAATGATTCTTGGATATTGTTTAATTCCTCTTTTTGCTTATTTTGTAGATAATATTTAGATCCATAATCAAAGACTTTCTTTTTAAAAAAATTGACTTGTTGAAGATTTGATTCATAAAATTCTAACTTATTTAAATTATCTTCATCATTGAATTTCATGAAAACCTCAAAAAGATTTTTTTCAATAATCTTTTCATTAAACATTTTTCTTATTTGTGCCTGTTTCATTATGAATCTCCTAAATAAAACATTATATTAATACTATTTAGAGGAGATTTGGGTTGAAGGGGGTTTCCCCCCTTCATTTTTAATTATGATTCAGTAAACTCAGCAGAGTTTTTAGTGATAATGAAATTAAGTTCGATAACTTCAACAACATTAGCCATCTTTAAGTAGATGTCACAAATCAATATATTTTGCTCAACAATAGCAGGAGGATTATTTGAGGTGTCACATTGAACTTGATAATCTGTTAATCCTCTTCTTGCTTGAATTGAGCGAAGGAAAGGTTCAACAACTGCAACAACCTGATTTCGTGTGATTGTATCATTGAATTCAAATAAAGCGACCTTTAAAAGTGCTTTTAAGTTTTTAGAAATGTAATTCAAAGTCTTTCTGTTGTAAAGGTCACCTAAAGGAGATTTGAGAGCGTAACAACTTCTTACACCAAAAATCATATTTCCTTCAGATGGGAAATTTACAACAGGATTTATTTTATTCTTATAAAGAACATCTCTATTTTCTTGATTCGGATTCCATGCTAATTTCCCAACATTTCTAAGAATACCTCTTCTGAGTCCGGCTGCGGCAAACCAAGGATCAAAGTTATTATCAATCCAAGAATTGATTCCAACAACATCAATTGAAATAGGTATCCAAACAAACATATCATTATAAATATCAAAAACTTGTTTGTAGTTTCCAAAGAATCCACCAAATTGAGAGGCAACATTAGCAGTTACCAATGGGTTATTAGTCATTGCATACTCAACCAAGCGATTTGCGATTATTTCT